CCCGCCCCACCCGCCGGTCGTGTACTGCCGGTGCGCGGTGTCGACGGCGATCAGCAGCGAGTTGGCCCGGTTCACCGCGGACAGGTAGCTCGGAAAGCCGGCGAGGGCCGGGTCGTACAGCAGCGTCTGGATGCCGACCGCCTCCAGCATTGCCACCGACGCCGCCCCGCGGATCGGGTGCTCCGCGTTCCCGAACGTCGTCGGCGCCACGTAGGTGGACAGGCCCCACCGCATGGAGTTGTTCGCGACCCGCGCCATGCGGGTGTCGACGTACCGGCTGTTGCGGACCTGCCCGATCATCTCGACGTACGGGATGAGGGTCACGGCAGCAGCACAAACCGGCCGGTGAACACCTCGTCGGAGGTCACCTGGAACCCGTTCCAGCTCACGACCACATGATCGCCTTCGTTGACGACGATGTCGGCCCACAGGTCCCGGTCGGTGGTGATGACGGTGAGCACACCATCGGTTTCGTCGCCGACCGAGTAACTGTTCGGGGTGAGGGGGAATTGATCGGTCAGCAGGTCAACGATGGCGGTGGCGTTGGTGCCGTCGTATTGCAGCGAGGTGGTGCGTTGTACAACGACCTGCGGAGACGGAGGCAAGACGGGGCTCCTAGAGCGGCGCGAGGCGGACGACGGACAGCCATCCGACGTAGTTTTGGGCGCTTCCGACGTTGTGCAGGACGTTGCAGACGAAGGTGTCGCCCGCGGCGAGTGGCCCGCTGTAGTAGGCGACCATGCGGTTTTCTGCGGTGCCGCCGGTCGAGGGGATGCGGAAGTCGCCCGGTACGCCTGTGAGCGCGCTGGTTACGTTGATCTCCGCGAAGTTGCGGTTGGTGGGCTGGGTGGCGCCGGCGGCACGGAAGGTGATGGCATACATGCCGTCCAGGCTGGCGGGGATGGTGATGGTGGTGGATGGAGCGGTGATGTAGCCGCCACTGTCGACGTCTTCGGTGTCCCACGAGATGGCGGTGGCGGCGTTGGTGAGGACCGACTGGTTGGCGACCCGGCGGAGCCGGCACCGGCCATACGCGCCACCGCCGAGGATGATCCACCCGCTGCCGCTGTAGTACCAGTGCGTCGCCGGTGTCGTGGTCCAGCACATTTGCCCGGCGGCCGGGGCGGTGATGGCGGCATCCCGGGCGGCAGTGGTGGCAAATCGTGGCACCACCTGTGAATCCAGTGCAGTCGCCAGCGACTGGACCTGTGACGGTCCGTTCGGGGAGTCGGTGAGCGCCGGGTACGGCAGCGTCGCAATCGGGGTGTTCGCCACCCGGGCCCTCCTATGCGGTGATCTTGCCGAGGACGACGACCTGCTGGCCGCCGGTCAGGACGAGCACCTTGTCGGTGATAGTCGGGGTGTAGCTGGTCAGGTAATGCACACCGGGCAGCGACTGTCCCCGCAAGGTGATGGTCACGGTGGCGGGCGGGCCGGCGGCGGCCGCGGTGACGGTGCCTATCCCCCACGTCTTCGCGCCGGCCAACGCCGACTGCGCCGCCGCGGCGATAGCGCTGGCGAGTGGCGCCGGACCGCTCACGTGCCGGTGGGGCTGTTCGAGCGGGTACGGACCGGCATCGGTGACTCCACGTCCAGAGGGATCGTCACCCCGTCGGTGATGTGGAACTGCTGCCGGCCGTCGGGGAGAAGCACTACGACTACCTCGGAACCCTCCAGCGCCGGATTCGGGACGCTGGTCAGGTCGATGGTCCAGCCGGCAGCCGAGGACCGGGCGAGCAGCGACGTACCAGCTGCGGTACACATCGCATCACTGGTCAGGATCGGGCTCGAAAATCGGCCCGGACGCCGCCCGAACGGCCCTGACCAGTAGGTGCTCGACAGAACGTTCGTGTCGGTGACCAACGCGTAGGACCCGGCGGTTCCGTCGGTGCGCTCCCCCGTTACGACCCACCCGTTGTAGATGACGCCCCGGTCGACGCTGGTGTCCGCCTCGATGAGCACCCCCGCCACGCCGGCATCGATCGTCCACGACGGCGCGGTGGCCGCCGTCGGTATCCGCTTCAACGTCGGGGTGCCGTCGCCTGCGATGAAGAACTCGGCGCCGATCGCGGTAGCGAGGACATCGATGGCGTCGGCGCGGGACCGCTGGTCGTACACCTGCGCTGGGCACGCAGTGGTGTCGCCGGTGAGGTCGTGGAGGCCGGTGACGTGGGACGGCATCGCGTCGAGGATCAGCGCCCGGATCTCCGCGACCACAGTCGACTGCGTCGAGGCCACGGTCGCGGTGAACTCGTCGTCCACGACGTACGCCGACCGGTCCCGGCCGACCACCTGAATACCGGCTGGCCCGTGCTGGCCCGACTTCGAGGTCCGCGCGGAGTCGATGCGGAACCAGCCCAGCGGCACCCACTCGATCACCCCGCCCGGGTACTCCACGCCCCGGGACAGCACCAGCTCGGTGCCGTACGGGGCCAGTAGTGCCTGCGCGGTCGTCGGGTCCAGCGCAGGGTCGGCAATCGTCACCTGACAGGACCGGCGGACCTGTGAACCACAATCGATCGTCACCGACGAACCCTTGTCCAGCGGCAGTCCCGTCGCCTGATACGCCGCCGGGGTCGTCCGGACGCCGCCGCGGTACACGTCGGCGTAGAACACCGGCCGGTGGGAGCGCCGGATCGTCTCCAGGAACTTCTGCGACACCGCGTACACCTCAGACTCCCGGGGCCTGCGTCGCGGGAGCGACCGCGGCGATGAGGTCGTTCCAGGTGGCCTTGAGCCGGATAACGTCGGCCCAGGTGGCGTAGTTGGATACCACGTCGCCCCAGGTGTTCCCCGACGCGGCCGACGACACGTACGCGGGCCGGTCGGTGATGGTCAGCGGCAGCGTCCAGTGCCGCACCGAATTGTCAGCGATTGGTGTAGGTCGGTGCTCGTTCACCGTGCCGACAGTGACGTAGTAGGCGCCCCACCCGTACCCGTCCGGGGTGGACAGTTGCAGGACCCGGCCCGACGACAGGATGTTGAGCATCGCTTGCCGCTCGGCGAACGTCTCGGTGTAGCAGACGACCTCGCCGGTGGGCACGAACCGGCGGCCCGTCGTCACCACCGGGTACGTGCGGCCCGCGACGTAGAAGACGCCCATCGGGAGCTCGCGGGACAGGTCCCCCATCGCGGTGACCTTCAAGACGAAGTTCAGCGTGGGGACGCTCGGGTCTTTCAGCCACGTCTTGTCGCCGCTGGCCAACGTCACCGAGCTGCTGGTGGCCTGCACCGTCGTCTGGTCGGAGGACAGGACTTGGTAGGTGACGGCGAGGTCCATCGGGGCCTCGTAGTCGTAGTCCGACCACGCGCCCGCGGTGAACGTCGCCGGCTCCCCGTTCCGCACCGTGTTCGCGGAGCCGTCAGGGTTGGTGCGCCGGATATAGCCGGTGCCACCGGTCGCGCCGGTGACGGCGAGGCTGATCCGCGAGTTGGCGGTGTCCGCTGTCACGGTGATCGCGGCGACCACCTACACCGCCACCGCTCGCCGACCGTAGGAGACCTGCCGTGCCTGCTGGTGTTCGCGGGCGTCGATGATGCCCTCCACCCTGCCCACCAGCCCATCCCCCAAGTCCAGCGTGCCGGAGATCGTCATAGGCCCGTCGCCGCCACGGGTGGAACCGGCGAGCGTCTCCCACTGCGCGCCGGACAGGACCGGCTCCGGGCGGCCGGTGCCGTTGAACACTGCCGACATGCCGGGCGGGAGGTAGCCGCCCTGGTCGTAGGGCAGGTACGGGCCGCCGTGCTGGACGGATCTGATGCCGGGGATGTTGCTGACGGACCCGTAGCGGCGGATGCCGTAGTTGAGGCCGGCGAACACGTTCGCCAGCGGGTTCGTGCTCACCCCGTAGAGGAACGGCCCTGTGCCGAGGTACGGGCCGGCGTTACCGGCGAACGTCGGCCCGATCACCTGCGCCAATCCGACGGACGGGGTGCCGTGCTGCCAGTTGATGTCGGTGCGGTTGACCGCGGTTGGGTTGCCGCCGGACTCGAACTTGATGAGCTGCAGCACCGGGTTGATCAGCGTTGTGGACTGGCCGAGCTGCGTCAGCGCCTGCCCGGCGACACCGGACCACCGGGAGACTGCCCCGCCGGCGGGGGCCGCGCAGCCGGTCAGGCCAGCCATGACGGCCGGCAGCAGATTGATGGACTTGTCCAGCGCTGCGGCCACCGCGTCGGCGAGCCTGCCCGCCACGGCCCCACCCACGCGGCCGGGGAGGTCCCCGCCGTGACGCAGTTGGGCCTGCATCCGCTCTGCCGGCCCGGACACCAGGCTCTTGCCGCTGACGCCCGGTAGGACGCTGGTCGGACTCGGCAGCAAGCTGAGGAAGTCGCCGACGACGCCGCCGCCGGCGTACGCCCCATTGGTCCCTGGGCGCCGCCGGCTGAACGCGGCGTTGATGCCGAGGATCCAGTCGGCGCCGAGCGCCCTGACCGCCTCCGGAACCAGCACACCCTCACCGGGTGACAGCATCGCCGGGATCGAGTCCACACCAGGCGCGTACCCGGGCAGCACCCCGCCGCCGGCAAGACCGAAGCCCTTGCCCGAGGTCTTCTGCCCGACGTGCTGGATCAGATCGAAGTGGATCCGCTGCGTCGGCGCGAACTTGGAGAAGAAGAAGTTGAACGCGCCGATGAACCCGTTGATGATGTCGATCACGGCGTTCACGCCCGAATAGAACACCTTCTTGATGCCGTCCCAGATCCGTTTCGCCGCAGCGGGGATCGCCTCGATCGGGCCGATGAAATACTTCTGGAAGAACCCGGAGACGTCGGCGAATACCGTCTTGACCGTGGCCCAGCCGGTAGCGAAGACAGTTTTGATGTTGGCCCAGGCGGTCCGCAGCAAAGCGATCAGGCCCAGGATCGGGTCGATGATGTACTTCGCGGTCAGCCTGCCTGCACCGAACGCGGTGTCTCGGACGTACAGCAGTGCTCCGATGACGATGTCACGGAATCGCTCGGACTGCGTCCAGGCATAGAGGAACGCCGCCGCGAGGCCGAAGATGATGATGATGATCGGGCCTAGCTCCAAGTTCAGCAGCGCCTCAAAGAACACCAAGGCCTTGGTGGCCAGGGCCCACAACTTCACGGCCGCCGCGACGGCGATGATGGCAGCAGCGATAGCCCCGAGGAGCGACGGAGGCATCGCGTTGATCACGTCCGCGAGGAGTTTGATCCCGCCGAGGACAAGGCCACCGATCGGCAGCAGCGCGCGACCGATCCGTAGCAGCGCCTCGCCGACCGCCTTGAGCCACTCGATCGCCCTGGGGAGGTTCTCCCGTACCCAGTGCAGGAAGTCCTGGAAGCCACCCGGCTTGTTGGCGTTCTTCCCGAAGGTCGCGAACTTTTCGGACAGGCCCTCGATGCTCCGCAGGACCCCACCGCCGGTCGGCGACAGGGCACGCCCGATCCCGGCGATCCCGGTGATGACGTTCCCGACGACGTGTCCGAACGCGAGGATCGCGGGGCCGGTGAGCCTCGCGAGAGCCGCCAGGGTGTCTTTCCAGAACGGCGACGTCAACGCCTTCTGCGCGTCCTTTTCCAGCTGCACGAACGCGCCGGATGCGGCCTGGACGATGGGTGTCAGCGGCTTAAACAACGACTTGATCAGGTCGAGGCCGCCGAGGATCGCTGGGAACACCGCCGGCTCCAACGCGCTGACCCAGTCCCGGTACGCCTGCCCGAAGTCCCGGAACGCGCCCAAGGCGGCGCGTTCGGTCGGCGTCAAGTCCTTCATCGCCTTGTCGAGCTTGCTGGTTGCGCCGGCCGCCGACTCCTGCGCCGCGGCCGCCGAAGCCTGCGCGGAGGCCAGCCCGAGTTGCGCGCGTACCAGACCTTCCTGAGCCTGGATGTTCCGCTCGGCGTTCTGGAGCTCCACCGACGCCTGCTCGGCGCGGGCCTTCGACAACGCCCGCTGCCTGTCCGCCGCCTCCCGCCGGGCGTCCGCCAGCCTGCGTTCAGCGGCCAGCACCCGATCGGATCCGCTAACCCCAGCCTTGTCGGCGGCCTTCTTGTCCTCGGCGAACCGCTTGACGGCTTGGCCCTGTTCGGCCAGCGCCTGCGTTGCCTCATCCACGGCCAACTGCGCGGCTTCTCGCTGCGCCGCGGTTGAACGCGGGTCACCGAGGACCGCCGTCAGGGTGGCTTGCGCGTCTCGGAGGTTCGCCTGCGCCCGGCGTTGCGCGAGTTGCGCGTCGGCGAGGCTGTTCGCGAGGTCTTCCAGGCCGCGCTTGGCATCTACCCGAGCCTGATTGAGCGCCTTCTGCGCGTCGGCGGCCTGCCGCTGCGCCTGGGCCAGCGACTGTTCAGCGGCGCGTACCTGCTCGGCGGCTTGGGCCTGAGCCTGCGCGTTCTGCCGAGCAGTGACCGCGACGGCCCGCTGCGCGTCGGCGAGTCCCAGTTGCGCGAGGCGGATGCTGTTCGTCGCGGATACCTGCGATGCCGCGGAACGGCCACCGCCCCCGGTGTCGGCGTCCTGCGCCTGCATCGCGGTGTGAATCCGCGACAGACCGGACGCGGCGACAGCACCGAACCCTGCTGCGCCTGCTCCGGCGGCCGCCAAGGGGCCGAGGAGTGACGCGCCGGCCACCGCGATCGGGATCACGATGGGTGCCGCGGTCAACGCGAGCAGCGCCGCCCGGATCACCGCGATACCGATCAACGCCCGCCCGGAGTCGACGTCCGGGCTGATCGTCGGTGACGACGCGCCCAGCCGTGCCGCTTCGGCGCCCGTCGCGGCGAGCTTCGCGTCCGCCGCCCCCGTGTCGGCATCGACCTGGACTGTAGGTGAGTCGTCGGCGATGCGACGGATCTGCGCCGCGAGCTTGTCGAGTTCGACCGACGCTGTGGCGGTGTCGGCGCGGACCTGGATCGACGCGGAGTCGGCGCCGATCTGGTCCAGTTCGGCCTTCAGTCGTTCCAGTTGCGCCAGCGCGGTCGCGTCGTCCACGTCGACACCGATCTTCTGTTTCGACAGATCGGCGAGCTCCGCGCGGATCGCCGCCAGCTTGATGTCGACCAGCGACGAGTCGGCGTTGATCTTTACCGGAGGTAGCGCCTTCAGCGCCGCCTCGACGCGGGTCTTCACCGTCCGCGCGAACGCCCCGCCGTAGGCCTCGCCGGTCTCCGTGCCCTTCTTCTTCGCGACCGGCTCAGTCGCCTTGCTGCCCTTGGTGAAGCCCTCCGGCAGCGCCTTCTCGACCGCTCCCTCGACGTCGTCGGCCCACGTCTTCGCCTGCTTCTTGATCGACTCTCGGACGCCCCGGAAGGAGGGAACGATCTGCAGGAACGCGCGCCCGGCGTCGTAGTCGGCCACGACACCCCCGACCTACGTCGTCGCCTCGATCTCGGACAGGCGCGTGAACTCGGCGTCGGCCTGCGCCCGGTCCGGGAGGACCCGCTCGACCAGCGACAGGTGCGCTGCGGCGCGCTGCCGCTCACGCACCTGGTCGGCGGCCACCCGTGGCCGCGGTGACGGGATGAGCTTCGGCGGTCTGGACCCGGCCGCCGCGATCGTCGCGGCGATCAGAGTCGACAGTTTGTCGCTGATCTCGGCGAGCGCTGCCCGCTCCGATGTCCACTCGCTCACCCGCGGCCCAGTTGCCCCGTCGGGCTGCGGGTGGGCGAGGACCGCCACCGCCAAGTCCTCATCGGCCGCCAGCGCCTCGGCGTACGCCGAGTGGGCCGGCAGGTGGTCAATCAGGTTGAGTAGCCGGCGCCAGCGTCGGGACCGCCACTCGCGGGCCAGGTCGACGCCGCGGACCGCCAAGTCGTATTCGATCGCCTCGCCGTACCGGGTCAGGACGCCGGCGAGGCGACCGCTTCCCCCGGGCTCGGCAGACCGTAGTGCTCCATGTACGACTGCATCAGCTTGTTCATCTTCCAGCCGGGCAGCGTCGCGTCGAAGAACGTCTTGTGGTCGTCCGGCGGGATGATCAGCCGGAAGAACACGTGCGGGTCCCGGATCGCGGCCATCAGCTTCTGCCAGTCCACCTCGGCCGGGTCGGACAGCAGCAGCCGCTCGCCTGCGAGGACGACGACGAACGGTTCGGGGGTGCCGCCCTCCCGCTCCAGGGTGTCGAGGTTCAGCGAGACGGGCGCCGGCTTGTCCTGCTGCGCGGCGGCCGGTCGGCGGCCGCTACTTGCCGCCACCGCTGGCCCCCTTCTCCGGCGCCGCGGCGGCCTTCTCCGCCTTCGCGGTCTTGACCGGCTTCCAGCCCTCAGCCTGGTACTGCACCTCGTCGGCGGGGGTATGCGCCCACACCTGCGCACCAGACTCCGGGTGCTCGAACAGGCCGAGGACCGGCACGTCGTTGCCGTCGGCGTCCTTCGGGACGTCCGCAGTGGTAGCCATCTGATCTCCTGGTCGAGTGGACGGTTAGGCCGGGGCGGCGAAGCCCATGTTGCCCGCGGTGATCAACGCCTTCCAGCCGAGGCCGCCGTAGAACATCTTCTCGGAGTAGCCGAGCGTCGCATCGGGGTACGCGGTGAAGGTGATGTCGTACTTCAGCTCCTCGCCGTCCTGGTAGGTCTGCGTGCCGAGCGACGTCACCGACACGTACGGGTTGTACCGGGCGATGTAGATCTCGCCGCTGGTGTTCGAGTCCACGCCGAGCGTCAGTAGGCGGTAGAACCTGTTCAGCGGCCGCAGCGGCTTCGCGATCGCCACCTCCCCCGACGCCAATGTCGGCACCGCCGTCGTCGCGTCCAAGCCCATGTACAGACCCAGGACCGAGGCCTTGGTTTCCTGGCACACGACGTGGATGGTGACCACATCCGAGGTGATGTCCCGGCGGGTCGGGTCGGTGGCACCCCAGGACGTCGTCTCGCTGGCGTCCACCGCGCGGTCGAAGCTTGTGCCGTCCTTCGTGGCGTACCCGAGGTCGGTGAACCCGACGGGGAGAGCCGCGATCAGCGAATCGGTGCCCGTCAGCGCTGTGATCGACGTCGCCGTTGACGGCGCGACGAAGACGCTGCCCTGCAGGGCCTTGCGGATCAACTCCGAGTGCCGCACCGCGACGCCCGAGTAGGCAACACCGACCATGACCTGATCTCACTTCCTGTTGTCGATTTACGGCCACGGCCGCCGGGATTCGAGCTGATAGGTCGCGTGGAACATGCGGACCTCAGGGTCCGGCCAGGCGAGTTCGACGGGGCCTGCGAGCAACTGCGTCCTGTCCACCACCACCGGCCGGCCGCCGGAGGTCACCGTCAACGGTCCGCGGACCGACAGGCGTTGCCGGATGTCCTCGATCAACGCCTCCCCCACGGCACGGGTCGCGGCGAACACCTCGACGTCTACCCGGGCTCGGTCGGTGACCTGATCGTCGGAACCGCCGACCCGGCGGATCCGGATGAACTCCAACTGGTCCTGCAGGTCCGCCGGGGTGCGGGTGCCGGTGTTGCCGAGGTCGGCGAGCAAGTCGCACAGGACCAGCTCGATGTCCGGGTATCCGGACGGCGTGGTGTCCGTGGGGATGGTGACCGGCTGCGCGGTGTTCGTGGTGAGCGCCTGCCCGACCGTCCGGGCCTTCCGCCGCGTGAGCGCGGTCGCTGTCTCGGTGGACGGTGCCTGCCCCACCGAGCGGACTTTCGTCACAGTGACGGTACTGCCGGATTCGGTGGCGGTCGCCTGCCCGAGCGGCCGGGTCTTTCTGGCCGTGATCTGGCCGGCCGTGTCCGTCTCGGCGGCCTGCCCAACTGTGATTGTCTGTCCTGATTGGACGTTGACGTCGACCCAGTAGTTTGCGGAGCTGAACTGGTTCGTCGGGAACGCCAGCGATCCGCCGACGACGAAGCTGCCCTGGTCCCCGCCCGTCGCTGCCGCCGAATCCGGGGCGACCAGCGGGCCGTGCGTGATGCCGCCGGCGCCTGCCCCGGAGTCCCAGTAGTGGCCGTCGGCTGAGTAGTTCGTCGGGAAGTTGCAGACCGCCCGGTATCGCTGGTTGGCGGTGAGCGCGACCGGCGCGGTGAAGGTGGCTGTCTGCCAGCCGGTGCCGGACAGGGTGAACGTGATGTCGGCGCCGGCTAGCGGCGTGCCAGAGCTGGCGTCGGTGACGGAGTAGATCTGCGCGGTGACCGGCCCGAGGATCGACGTGTCCGCCCTCCAGAACCGCAGCCCGGTCGCGCTGAGACCTGGGTCGGTGACGTAGAACTCGACCGCGAGGTTCACGCCGCCGTCGACGGTGGCCGAGCCGGGACCGGACGTCGCCGGCCAGATCTGGTACAGCGTCACCGACCGCCCGCCCTCCGGCTAGCCTGCTCGCAGGGTCAGGCGGCGCGGGCGAACCCCGCCGCGGCGATCTGCACCGTCACGTCCGTGCCATCCGTGGTCAGCGTGCAGTCGTGGTACGTCAGCGGTATCACGGTGCTGTCGGTGCCGCCGGTGGTGTCCGGGTCGTAGCAGACCAGCATCTTGGCGATGGTGTTGTTGCTGGCGCCGCCGAGTGCGGTCCACGTCAGGTCCGGCATGTCGATGTCGACCTTGTTGCCGGTGTCGTCCACCGTCACCGTGATGCTCGCGGTGACGGTCTTGCGGACGTAGTTGGTGGCGTCGGCCTCGTCGTTCGCGGCGGCGAGCAGCGCGGCGAGGTCGTCGTAGTTGTTGAGGGTGTCGTCGGCTTCCAGGCCGGTCGCCTTCAGCAGCACCACGATCAGCGCGTCGTTCGCGGCGGGTAGGCCTGCGTAGTAGGCGATCTTCCCTTTGGCGATGTTCATCACACCGTCGGCCATGCCCGCTCCCTCAGGGTCGCAGCTCAGTCAGGTGATCCAGGGTCCGGCCGAGCACCCGATGCGCCTTCGGCGCCGGATCGGTGGCGCCTCGGCCGTAGCCCCACTCGACCGCTGCCGCGTAGCCGGCGGTGTTGATGAGCGTCGCCGCAGCGCGGGGTGAGCCGGAGAACTCGATGGTGTCCGCTCGCACCTCAAACGAGCGGACATAGTTGCCGGACCGGCGCGGCGCAATCTCCTCGGCGTACGCCCTTCCGATCTCGGCGACCGTCGCCAGCACCCCACGGATATCCGGGCCGACCAGGACAGCGGACATGCCGGCCCGGTCGAACTCCACCCGAGCGGAAGCCATCAGCCCGTCACCTTCCTCAGATGCGCCTCGACCAGCGCCGCCGAGGTGAACGGTGACCGGCGGGGCGTCGGCTCGCCGACTACCTCCCACGTCCCGTCGTCGGTGACGACCCGGTCGGTGGCGCGGATATCGGCCCCGGCCGGTGCTACGAGCGTCGCCGGGGCGACCACGGTGTCCGCGTGGTCGGTGTCCTCGGTGCCCTCGTTGACCCACACCACGCACCCTGGCAGCGCGGTCTCGACTGGATCTCCGACCGGGTCGCCGAACCTGTTCTCCGCCGCCGGCCGGACCACCGTGACCGTGACGGTGCTGCCGAACGGGATCGTCACGCCGACGGCCAGAACGGCGAATGCAACCGATCCGGACGAGCCCACGACGGGATCACCGTCTTGTCCCACACCGCCAACGCCACCGAGCCGGCGCCGACACTCGCCGCACCCGTCACAACCACCGCAGCCGCGGTCAGCGCGGCGAGGTCGGACTCGGACAGGTACAGCGCACCGGAGTCGTCCCGGTCGTAGGTCACCGACGCCGGCCCGAGCGTTTGCTGCGTCACGCCTTCCGGGTTCCGAAGGACCCGCTGCACCATGTTCACGCTGACCGTCAATGGCACCTTGGCGTCGAGGGTTCCAGCGGTCAGTCGCGCCGGCACCGATGGGACCGCGGCGCGGATCAGCACCGCGGCCCGGTCGAGGAGCACCGTGGCGCGCGCCTGCTCGTCAGCGGTCAGCGTCCGCCACCCGGCGGCCACATCGCTGGCAGTTGCATACGCGACCACGGTGCCCCGCCTCCGCTACTTCGTCCGGTGCGGGTTACGGGAGACGTACGCGGCGTCGTGGGCGTCCGCATCCGTCTCCGGCGTTGGCTTCCCGGATGTCACGCCGTCCACGGTGTAGTGCTCATTCGGCGTGCTGTCGATCTCGACGCCGAAGAAGCCCTTCGCCGTGGCCTCGTCCATCGCGGCCTGCACCTCATCGGACCCCGGGCCGGGCGCATCAGCCGCCCCGTGTGTCTGGCCCTGGGCCGACAGCCGGTCACGCTCGACGTCCTCGGCGGACTTCGCCGCCGGCTTACCTGCGCGGTCTGCCATCTCGATCCTCCTGCTCAGACGTAGTTCGCGGCGATGGTGACTTGCAGCAGCCCACCGGGGTCGGCGATGCCGGTCCCGATGTGCGTGGACTGCCACTGCAGGACTTCGCCGGCGGCGACCTGAAGGTTCGCCGCAACACCCAGCGTGATCGCCTTCGGGACGTTCGCCACGGTGTTCACGGCGGAGTCGAACTGCAGGGTCGCGATCACCGTGGTGCCCGTACCGGCGGTGCCCTTGTTGACCAGGGACACGCTGCGGGTGTTGGTGTTCGCGCCAGTGATGGCGGTGACTGTCGCGTATGTCACCGCCGACACGGTGCCCGCGCGGGGGCACTGGTAGACGTTCGTGTTGAGGTCGTTCCCGACCGTGGATACCGGCTGCACCGGGACCTGGTGGGCGTTTGCGAATGGTGCGGTCATGCGGGGGTTCCTCCTCGGCGTTCAGCCGATCGTTGAGCGATTGGCGGTTACGGGACGAGGAGGCTGCCGACCGGGTACCGGCTGGCCTCGGTGGGCTGGTCGTTGTTGATCGTGTTCGCCACCTGCCAGCCGATCCGGAACGTCAACCGGATCGCGGTCATGTCCTGCTGCGGCAAGTTGTACACGATTGCCCCGGTATTGTCCTGGATGACGGCCTGGTCGAGGATCTTCATGGTGATGTCCTGCCGGACGCCGACCACGAACTGGGACCAGTCCCCGCCGAACAGCCGCGGCGACCCTGAGGCGGTCGGCCAGAGGCCACGCATCGGGTAGACGA